GAGGCCGAAGTGGTTGCAGCAAGGTGTTGTCGAATGGAACAAAGGTTCGTTTGTTCTAGAAAATCAATCTCGTGTCATCGCAGCAGCAACATCATCTGACTCTATTCGTGGTTACGCAATCAACCTATTGTTTATTGACGAAGCAGCGTTTATTGAAAATTGGGATGAGTTCTTCAACTCAACCTTTCCCACTATTTCTTCCGGGGAAACTACTAAGGTTGTGTTGGTGTCTACGCCGAATGGTATGAACCACTTTTACAAAACGTGGGACTACGCACTCCAGGGCAAAAACGAATACAACCCGATCAAAGTTATGTGGTATGACGTTCCGGGTCGTGATGACTCATGGAAAGAAAAAACACTCGCAGCAATGTCATTCGACTACGAAAAGTTCTCACAGGAACACGAAGTCGAATTCTTAGGTTCGTCTGGCACACTGATTGCTGGATGGAAATTGAAAGAATTGGTTGTGAAACCTGCACTGTTTGCTCGTAATGGTATGTATATCTACGAAGAAAAACAACCAGGAAAAGTTTACGTTTGCGTTGTTGACGTTTCACACGGAAAAGGTCTTGACTATTCTGCGTTCCATATTGTTGACGTTTCGCAGATGCCATACAAACAAGTTGTTGCGTTCAGAAACAACACGATTAGTCCTATCGAATACGCTGAAACTGTTGCCCGTGTATGTAGAATGTATAATGAAGCAGCAGTCCTTGTCGAAACTAACGACATAGGTGGTCAAGTTGTAGATAGCATATATAATGATTACGAATATGAAAACATACTTTACACTGCAGCATCAGGTCGTGCAGGTAAGCAAATTTCAAATGGTTTTGGTTCACAGAATGCTGAAAGAGGTGTAAGGACAACCAAAGTCATAAAATCAGTCGGTTGTTCTCTGTTGAAACTTCTGATTGAACAAAACCAACTTATAATAAATGACCACAATACGATACTTGAGTTGACAACCTTTTCTCGCAAAGGTAGTAGTTATGAAGCAGAGCCAGGAAATCATGATGACTTAGTCATGCCTTTGGTTTTGTTTGCATGGATGTCTGATCAAAATTATTTCAAAGAAATGACAGACATCAACACACTACAAAAATTGCGTGAAAAATCTGAAGAAGAATTGATGAGTGACTTATTACCTTACGGGTTTTTAGACGATGGGAATGACAATGAAGCTGTAAATGAATTAGGTATTGACGTAGAGTCACCTCATTGGATGCGTATAGCTAGTATGTGGGATTGAATCTAGTGCATTTATAAATAAAGAGAATATCTTATAATAAACCTTTGAAAAAGGAGAATCCTATGTCATTCCAAATAAGTGCGGGCATCAATGTTAGTGAAGTTGACTTAACTACTATTGTTCCTGCGGTGTCAACGACAGATGGCGCTATTGCAGGTGTCTTTCGTTGGGGACCTGTAGAACAGAGAGTGTTGATAGACAACGAAAACTCTCTAGCAAGTCGTTTCGGTAAACCTACAAATTTAAATGCAGAAACATGGTTGACTGCTGCTAGCTTTTTGAGCTACGGAAATCGCTTGCATGTTTCTAGAGCTGCAAACACAACAGGCACATCACCTATTGCAACTTCTGCAACAGTTTCTTTAAACCAAGCAAACGTAACAGTTGCTAGCACCACAGGCATTACTAATGGCATGGTTGTTGTTGCGTCTACTAATAACTCGATAGCAGCGGGCACCAGAGTCGTTAACGTAGTTAACAGCACAGTATTCGTGCTAGCTTCAAACTCTGCAGCAGTTTTGGGCTCAACAGGCGGAACAATCCAACTTGCAAGCGACACTGCTTTCACTGCAATTGCAAACAGCGGTTCTGTTGCAAACCTATCAGGTCAAATCGTCAAAAACCGTGAAGATTTTGACGCAAAAGATATATCATCATACGACACTGATGTGCATTTTGTTGCAAGATTCCCAGGTGAAATCGGTAACAGTTTGAGAATTTCTGTCTGTGCTGATGCGGTCGGATACACATCCGCAATCGACATTTCAAATAGCACTTATGCAGTTTCTAACGGAACAACTACAAAATCTACTGTAGTGACTGCTCCTGTAAATAGCACAAATGCTACAGTTACTGTTACAGTAGCATCAACTGATTTTGCTTCTTCTAATACAGACGCGAACACAACCGTATGGTCACTTTACAATTCATTGAACTTGACAGATAGAGTTGAAGTAGGAACGCAGAAATTGAAAATTGCGTCACTATCTTCACCGAGTGTTTCTGGTAACACCACTAACGCAGTTGCTACATTTACTATGACATTTGATGAACCTGTCAAGCAAATTTCAAACGTAACCATCAATACCACACTAAATCGTTTCTGGGAATTCTATAATACATTTGACACCGCGCCTGCTAAGTCCGAATACCAATTGAATTTCGGAAATACAGCAGTTAACGCTGATGAAATGCATGTGGTTGTTGTTGACGAAATGGGTAAGGTCTCAGGTGTTCCTGGAACCATCCTTGAAGTTTACAGCGGAATTTCTCGTGCGACAGATTCAAAGACAATTGATGGTGCTGCAAACTACTATAAAGACATCATAAATGAAAATTCTGCATATGTATATGCAATCAATGATTTGTCAGGCGCTGCATCAGATACAGCTTCACAATTGAGATCAACAACTGTTGACGTTGCGAGTTATAACTTCGTAATGGGCAGAGACGGCGCAGATGAATCTACAATCAGTTTGACCAATCTTGCTAGATCATATGATCAATTCTTGTCACCAGAAGATGTTGACATTTCATTGATCTTGACTGGTAAGACGATTGACAACTCAGGTCAACTAGCAAATTATCTAATCGACAATTTAGCTGAAGTCAGAAAAGATTGTGTTGTTTTCGTTTCTCCGCCAAAGTCAGATGTTATCGGCAAAACAGGAAGCGAAGCCGCTGATGCGATTGTTACAACAAGAAATAACCTCCGTTCAACATCATACGCTGTATTGGATTCAGGTTACAAATACATGTATGATCGCTATAACGATTTGTATCGTTGGGTTCCTTTGAACGGTGACATTGCAGGTCTATGTGCAAGAACTGATATTACGAATGATCCGTGGTGGTCACCTGCAGGATTGAACAGAGGTCAAATTAAAAATCTCGTCAAACTTGCATACAACCCATCTAAAGCAGATCGTGACACGCTATACAAAAATGGTGTAAACCCTGTCGTGACATTCCCAGGTCAAGGCACACTATTGTATGGTGACAAGACTCTTCTAGGAAAATCTTCTGCGTTTGACAGAATTAACGTGAGAAGATTGTTTATTGTTCTAGAAAAGGCAATTTCTCGCTCTGCAAGAAGCACTTTGTTTGAGTTCAACGATGTATTCACTCGTTCACAATTCAAAAACTTGATAACACCTTATTTGGCAGATGTTCAGGGTCGTAGAGGTATCACTGATTTCTTGGTTGTCTGTGACGAAACAAACAACACACCTGAAGTGATTGATCGTAACGAATTTGTAGGTGACATCTACATTAAACCTGCTCGTTCCATCAATTTCATTCAGTTGAACTTTGTTGCTGTTAGAACAGGTGTTGCATTCTCTGAAGTCGTCGGACAATTCTGATAAATAAAAGAAAAGGAATAGGAGAACAACATGCCTTTTAACATTAACACATTCAGATCACAAGGTCTTGTCAATGGCGGCGCTCGTCCGTCATTGTTCGACGTTGAAATTAGTTATAATGGGTTAGAGCAATTGAAGTTTGTCGCAAGGGCTTCACAATTGCCTGCTATGACTATCGGTGACATTCAAATTCCTTACTTCGGAAGAAAAATCAAGTTGGCGGGTGACAGAACATTCGCTGACTGGTCTATCACTGTTATGAACGATGAAGATTTCAAAGTTCGTGCCAGATTCGAAGAATGGTCAAACAGAATTAACACTCTCGTCACAAACGTAAACGCTGCGGGTGCAAGCCCTCTACTTTACAAATCTACTGCGATTGTAAGACAGTATTCAAAGGCTGGTAAGTCTGGCGAAAATATCGGTAAGCCGATTCGTTCTTATAAATTCATCGGCATTTTCCCGACTCAAATTGACGCAATCAATCTTGATTGGGAAACAACAAACCAGATTGAAACTTTCGACGTTACATTCTCATACGACTGGTGGGAACCATACACTGAAGAAAATACCACAGGCGCAGTCCCATACAATATTAGTCAGCCAGGTCCTGGCTTCTCTACTTCTCGTAGCTAATTAAAATTTAGCCTCTGATATGAACTAACATTTTTGTTTATACGAGGGGCTATCATGTCCGCATGATAGCCCCTTTTAATTTGAAGGAAATTAAATGGCCAGCTTATTTGGTTTTGAAATTAGAAGAAAACAGGAAACAAGTGACCTGCCATCTTTTACTCCCGAGTATAAGGATGACGGGGCAGTTGTCGTTGCTGCTGGTGGCCAATATGGAACATACATTGATCTTGATGGCACTGTTAGAACAGAAGCAGAATTAGTATCTAAATATCGTGAAATGGCCCAACAACCAGAAATTGATTCTGCTATTGAAGACATTGTAAACGACTCGATAGTCAATGAAGAAAATGTCAAAACAGTTGAATTGGTTTTAGATGATGTTAAAATTGCAAACAACGTCAAAAAAGCTATCACAACTGAATTTGATAATATATTGAATTTGCTAGATTTCAACAAATATTCATATGACATTTTCAAAAAATGGTATATTGATGGTCGACTATATTATCATGTTATTATTGATGACAAGAAACTCAATGACGGTATCAAAGAACTCAGATACATTGACCCGAGAAAAATCAGAAAAATTCGTGAAATTTCAAAAAAACGCGACAAATCTGACCCCAACGCATCCCCCATTCAGAAAACTGCCGCCGAATACTATGTCTATAATGACAAAGGATTTCAAGCACGTGCAGGTGCTCAAGCAGCAATGGGATCCACAAACGGTTTGCGTATTGCGAAAGACTCAATCGTTCATGTCACATCAGGTTTAACTGATCGTGATGGCACAATGGTTTTGAGTTACATGCACAAAGCAATCAAACCGATGAACCAACTCCGTGCATTAGAAGATGCAACGTTAATCTATCGTTTAACTAGAGCGCCTGAGCGTTTGATTTTCTACGTTGACGTAGGTAACCTTCCGAAAATGAAGGCAGAACAATATTTACGTGACATGATGACTCGCTATAAGTCACGCCTAGTTTACGATTCTAATACTGGCGAAATCCGTGATGATCGCAAAATGATGACCATGACAGAGAATTATTGGATGGCTCGTCGTGAAGGTGCGCGAGGAACGGAAATCACATCATTACCTGCAGGTCAGAATCTCGGGGAATTAGAGGATGTTAAATACTTCCAGAGAAGATTGTTCAGATCACTCAATGTTCCTTTCAGCAGATTAGATCCTGAGTCACAATACCAACTCGGTCGTGCATCAGAAATAACTAGAGAAGAAGTTAAATTTGCTAGATTCATTGATCGTCTCCGCGCAAGATTCTCAGATTTGTTTATTGGTTGTCTTGAAAAGCAATTAATTTTGAAAAAAATTATGACACCTGAAGAGTGGGATGATTTTTCAAAACAATTTAGATTCAAGTTTGCTCGTGACAGTTTCTTTGCCGAATCTAAAGAGATGGAAATTCTCAATGATCGTATTAACGCATTGAATAACATTTCACCTTATGCAGGAAAATACTACTCACATGAATGGATTCGTAAAAATGTCCTTCGTCAAACTGATGACGAAATTGAAGAGATTGATGAGCAAATTCAACAAGAAATGAACAATCCTCAATACCCACAGTTGGGCCCGGATGGACAACCAATAGAACAACAACCCGAGGAAGGTCCGACAGAAACACCGAGCGGCGCGTCAATGCCTCCGCAAGCGCCAACTCAACCACAATTAGGAGTTTAATGTATCATGAGTGATAAATATAACATTGAAGATATTATCAATTTTTCAGCGACGGAAAACCCTTTGAATGTCAAGCAAGCAGTTGATTCATTGATGTTGTCAAAGATTCATGCTGCTATTGAAGGCAAGAAAAGAGAAGTCGCAATGTCTATGTTCGGCGGCGAAGGTAAAGAAGAAGCCGGATGGGACGATGAGAAATGGGAAGATGATGAAGAAGATGAAATAGAGGACGATGAAGAGTTCGACATTTCTGATGATGACCTTGATGATCTATTGAGTGATTTAGACGATATTGACGATGTAGACCTTGAAGATGACGAAACTTCGGATTCAGAGGAAAAATAAAAATGGCAAAGTCATTAGACAACATTCTAGGTGGTTATACACCTAAAGCAAAGGGCGAACAAGAATTCGTCGCAAAACACGAAATTAAAGTCACGCCAGATGCTAACAAGAATGGCGATGATGTATTTAAGGCCTCGAAGGTAAAAACTGTCAAGCGTTCTCCTGAACGTCACGGCTATGATAAACCGCAGGACGAAAAAGTCCATGAGGAAATCATGACTTCTGCGGACAAGAAAAAAGAAAAGAAGTTGAAAGCAAAGTATGATGACTCAGGAATGAAGTCGTCAATGCAAAAGCAATACGGCGCTGAAAAAGGCAAGCAAGTTTACTTCGCAACCATTCGCAAGCAAGCAATGGAAGCTGTTGAAGTCACTGAAGGTTTGAAGTATGCACAAGTCGAACCCAAAGACGTAAAATCAGTTCTAGCAGCACATCGCGCAACTGGCGAATCTGCTCGTCATATGGGTGACGGTAAAATTGCATATTCTGGTAAAAAACTTGTAACTTCACAAAATGAAGCAGTTGAAGTCGAGGAAGAAAAGAAGGGTCTTTATTACTACGTCAATCGTCGTAAGAGACTAGGTATCAGCAGACCCGCAGGTCACCCAAAGGCTCCGACCGCACAAGATTTCAAAAACGCAGCAAAAACTGCAAAGGAATCTGTTGAACTTGATGAAGGCGTTGCACAGGACGCATACAACACTCACCACAAGCGCGCAATGAAAGCAGTTGAAGACCTTGCAAAACATTTGATGAAGCACAAAGCAAACTGTGACAAATCAGACAGCAAATGGGCACATTCTGACAACCTATGGCAAATGAAAAACATGTCTACTCAACTAGAGGACATGGTTCATAATATTGCTTCACAGAATGAACAATCTGCAGAACGCGACAAAAATATGATTGGTAGGATCTAATCATGCCGATCATCAATAATAAAAAAGGTTTATCTGCAGTCGTTCATTTGACTTCAAATGCGACAATCACTATTGCTGGTAACAGTTCTGTTAGCAACGTTGCAATCGGTGATGAAACAGTAGTCGGCGCATATATTTCTCAAATCTGGTATGGCTCCGCAAACGGAGCGACTGGTTATTGGGAAGTCAAAAGAGGGTCAAACACTGTAGGTGTTTTCTCCGGAACAGGTTACATGGATTTTGCTGGCAACGGTATTGCGTTAAACAATGATTCTACCGCGACGCTTGTTGCTAATTTGAATTCTGCTGCTGCAGGATTTATCGTTGTTGAATTGACAAAAAATCCTACAACTAGCGTTTATTCATAAGGTATAAAGACATGAAGTTAATTTTAGAAGATATCGAAGATGTAAAGTATATCACCGAAAAGCGTGAAGACGGTAAGAAGAACCTATACATTGAAGGTATCTTCATGCAGGGTGGTATCAAAAATCGTAACGGAAGAATCTATCCTGTTGACGTTTTAGTCAATGAGGCGACCCGCTACACTAAATCATTGGTTGAAGCAAAACGAGCATATGGTGAACTAGGTCATCCTAACGGTCCTTCAATCAACCTTGATCGCGTTTCACACAGAATAGTTGAATTGCGTCAAATTGACAAAACCGGAAATATTTACGGAAAAGCACAGATCCTCGACACTCCTATGGGCAACATTGCTCGTGGTATTATCGAATCTGGCGGTTCTCTAGGTGTATCATCTAGAGGCATGGGAAGCATCAAAGAGAGCAACGGCATCAAAGAAGTGCAATCTGACTTCTTCCTTGCAACGGCAGCTGATATTGTTGCAGATCCTTCTGCACCCGACGCTTTCGTCCAAGGCATCATGGAAGGTGTCGATTGGGTTTGGGATAATGGCATCCTGAAAGCACAGCAAATCGCTGCACACACGCAGCGTGAAATCAATGAGGCTTCTTCATCAAGAACATTGACTGGTGATAGAAAACTTGAAATTTTTGAGGCATTCTTGGACCGTTTGGTGCAGAAATAATCTCTAATCAATCAATTTTATAAATAACTAAAACGTCAAATCAAAAGGAGCATTATAATGCTAAGCAAGCAAGAAAAAGACCTTATTGAAAAGGTTGTTTCTGGTGGTGGAGCTACTGGCCAGTCAATGACAGCTGATCCTACTGGTTCTGTTGCACAGGCACCAGGCAATTCAAAGAAGCAAGGCGATTCTATGCCTAAGTCACAAAATCCCGCAGGAACCGGTGTCGAAGAAACCGATCCTGAAAATAACGTTAAGCCAACTGGCGACATGTCAGCGCAAAACAAGGCATCTGTAGCAATGAAAGGTTCTGCAGTGAAAGAAGATCTCGCAGGTATTTTCGGAGACTCATTGACCGAAGAGCAACTAGAAAAAGCATCTGCATTGTTTGAAGCAGCAATCGCAATCAAAGTTGCACAAATCGAAGAAGATTACGCAGTAGCACTTGATGAAGAAGTTGCAGATGTCAAAGCGGCATTGACTGAACAAGTCGATCAGTATTTGTCATTCGTTGCTGAAGAGTGGATTGCAGAAAACGAAGTTGCAATTGAATCTTCATTGAAGAACGAATTGACCGAAGAATTCATCGAAGGCCTAAAGAACCTATTCGCTGAGCACTACATTGATGTTCCTTCTGACAAGATCGACGTTCTAGAATCATTGGCGTCAGAAGTCGAAGAACTCAAATCACAACTAAACAATGAGATCAATGAAAAGATTGAACTCAAGAATACCATCAACTCATATTCATTGAAGGACACCTTTGCAGAAGTTTCTGAAGGTCTAACATTGACTCAAGTTGAAAAGTTCCGTGTAATCGCAGAGAGCCTAGAATTCAATGGCGACCTAGATTCATACAAGGGCAAACTAGAAACTATCAAAGAGAACTATTTCTCTGGTAAACCAGTCGCTACTTCAAACATTCTAACCGAAGAATTTGAAAGTGACAGCTCATCTGCAGCACCTGCTGTAACTGGCGAGATGGGTAAATACGTATCAGCTATTTCAAGAACGCTTAAGAAATAATTTGATATAAATAAAACTATCAAGAAAACCGAAAGGGAGTTAAAACAACATGAATATGTTAGCTGAGGAAATCTCAAAGAAGTGGGCACCTGTGCTTGAACACACAGAACTCACACCTATCAAAGACGCTCACCGTAGAGCAGTTACCGCTCAACTTCTAGAAAACACTGAGCGTGAACTTCGCGTTACTGCAGGCTACAACCAGCAACTAAACGAAGCAGGCATTCCTGTAAACGCAATGGGCGGTTCATCTTCTGATGCATCTACCGGCGCAATCGACACTTTCGACCCAGTGCTTATCTCATTGGTTCGTCGTGCGATGCCTAACCTAATCGCATACGACATCTGCGGCGTTCAGCCAATGACTGGTCCTACTGGACTTATCTTCGCTATGCGTTCACGTTATGCAAACCAGACCCACACTGAAACCTTCTACAACGAAGTTAACACTGCGTTCTCTACTGTTGCTTCTGGTGCAAACACCATCGGTAACAAGCACGTAGGTCAGTTCCCTGGCGATTCTAACACCACTGCACTTTCTGCTGTCAACACCTACAACTACGGTGCTGGTATGTCAACTGCACAAGCAGAAGCACTTGGTACTGATTCTAATGCTGCTTTCGCAGAAATGGCATTCTCAATCGAGAAGGTCACTGTCACTGCAAAGAGCCGTGCATTGAAAGCAGAATACACCATGGAACTCGCACAAGACTTGAAGGCAGTTCATGGTCTTGACGCAGAGTCAGAACTATCTAACATTCTTTCTGCTGAAATTCTTGCAGAAATCAACCGTGAAGTAGTTCGCACAATCAACCTAACCGCAGTTGCAGGCGCACAAGACAATACCACAGCAGCTGGTATCTTCGACCTTGACACCGACTCAAATGGTCGTTGGTCAGTTGAAAAGTTCAAGGGCTTGATGTTCCAACTAGAGCGTGAAGCGAACCAGATCGCTAAGCAAACTCGTCGTGGTAAGGGTAACATCCTACTCTGCTCTTCTGACGTTGCATCAGCACTTCAGATGGCAGGCGTGTTGGATTACACACCAGCTCTAAACAGCAACAACCTACAAGTTGACGATACTGGAGCAACCTTCGCAGGTGTTCTAAACGGTCGTCTACGTGTTTACATCGACCCATATGCAATCGGTGGTAACTATGCAACAGTAGGCTACAAGGGTTCTAGCGCATTCGACGCTGGTCTCTTCTACTGCCCATACGTTCCGCTACAAATGGTTCGTGCAGTCGATCCTGCAAGCTTCCAGCCAAAGATCGGCTTCAAGACACGTTATGGCATGGTTGCAAACCCATTTGCACAAGGTGCTAACGTTGGTTCAGGCGCATTGACTTTCAATACAAACGTCTACTACCGTCGTTTGATCGTCAACAACCTAATGTAATAAAAAGATTCGGGAATACCGAACTTACTAGGCGAGGGAGAAATCCCTCGCTTTTTTCGTTCATAAATATTGTCAAAGGAGATATCATCATGAGTGTTTTAGATTACACCCCTACGAATAAAAACTTCTTATCACCGTTAGGTTTCAAGTTCTATATACAGAAATTGCCTAATGTGAACTTCTTTGTTCAAAAAGCGACTATACCTGGGTTGGCAATGGGTGGAACTCCTATGGCAGCAAACCCGATGGTTTCTATTCCATATTCAGGTGAACATCTACAGTATAATGAATTTCAACTGACTTTCAGAATTGATGAAGATATGAAAAATTATCTCGAGATTCACAATTGGTTGCGTGGGTTGGGTTTTCCAGAAGATTTTTCTGAATACAGAGCAATACAAAATGAGGATCAATTTCTCGGCGGCGGGTTGAAAACTAGTGCAACTTTTATCATAACTAGTAATGGCAAATCACCGAACATTGAATGCGTGTTTGAAGATATATTCCCTATTTCATTATCAGACGTTGTGTTCAATACCACTGACGAAACTGTGAACTATATTGAAGCAACTGCAACGTTCAGATACACGCAATATAAAATTTCTGCCTTGTAATTTCAAATAGTTATGTTATAATAACTTCTCAACACTAGGAGTTATAGATGAAGTTAGAACGTATTTTTGAAGAATGGGAAAAAGATTCTGAGTTCGACAAAACCGAATTAGGTGACGAATCTCTAAAGGTTGCAAAACTGCATCATAAGTATTATAGAATGCTAACACAAGAACGCATCACTAGAAGGCAACTTGAAGCAGACCTCAAAATTCTAAAACTCGAAAAACACGAATTTTACACTCAAGGTCCATCAAAAGAAAGCATGGATCGCGGATGGGTTATGCCGCCCATCGGTAAAGTGATCAAATCCGAAGTCGGCAATTATATGGACGCTGACAGAGACATTATCGACATTTCACTTAAAATTGGCATACAATCAGAAAAGATAGATTTCTTAGAATCAATAATAAAGACACTCCTCAATCGTGGATACAACATTCGTGCTGCAATCGACTGGGAGAAATTCAAAATGGGTGCATGATGAAAATATTAAAATACAATGACGTTTATATGAAAATTGATTGTGAAGCTGATGTTGCATATGAACTATCAGAGTATTTTACATTTTTCGTCCCAGGATACAAATTCATGCCTGCCTACAAAAATAAAATGTGGGACGGCAAAATTCGTTTGTTCAATCCTATAACCAAACTAGTATATGCAGGTGTCATCAATCACATCATAAAATTTTGTAAAGAAAGAGAATATGATTTAGAAATTTGTGATGATTATACTGCAAATGCGTTTTCGTTAATTGAGTCGAAAGAATTTATAGAATCGTTAGAGGCACCAAGTCACATTGAAATTCGTGATTATCAAGTGTCTGCGGTTGCTCATTGTATTAGAGATAACAGAGCACTCATGGTGTCGCCGACTGCATCAGGTAAGTCGTTCATCATTTATTGTTTGATGCGATACTACAATAGAAGAACACTGATCGTAGTTCCTACAACTACACTTGTGCATCAAATGACTAGCGACTTTGCGTCATATGGGTATGACACAGATTCATATGTGCATAAAATCTTTTCAGGTCAAGAGAAAGACACGGGACAGCAGGTCGTTATCACTACTTGGCAGTCTATTTACAAACTTCCGAAGAAATGGTTTGAAAACTTCGACGTTGTATTTGGAGATGAAGCACATACCTTCAAAGCAAAATCATTAACAGACATTATGACTAAACTCGAGACATGCAAATATCGTTTCGGGTTCACGGGAACGCTGGATGGAACAGAAACACACAAACTTGTGCTTGAAGGTTTGTTCGGTCCGGTGCGTAATGTCATCACGACTTCAGAATTAATGGAACAAAAACATGTCAGTGAATTGAGAATCAAAGCATTAGTTTTGAAATATTCTGATGAAGTTCGTAAACTTATGAAAGGTAAGACATATCAAGAAGAAATGGATTATCTCGTAACCAAAGAAGCGAGAAACAAGTTCATACGAAATCTTGCGTTGTCTCTTGATGGACACACATTACTTTTGTTCCAATATGTTGACAAACATGGAAAAGTGTTGTATGATATGTTAAAGACATCGGATAAACCCGTATATTTTGTGCATGGCGGTGTTGATGGTGAAGAACGTGATAGAATCAGAAAAGAAGTTATCAATTCAGATTCAAGTTTAATCATCGCATCTTACGGAACATTCTCTACGGGTATTAATATACCGAACATCGAAAACATAATCTTTGCGAGTCCTTCTAAATCTAGAATCCGCAACCTACAAAGTATCGGTCGTGGTTTAAGGAAATCAGAAGGCAAAGACATGGCGACGTTGTTTGACATTGCAGATGACTTGACATGGAAATCATATAAAAATCACACAATAGGTCACTTCGTAGAACGTATTAAAATATACAATGACGAAAAATTCAACTACAAAATTTATTATGTGGAGTTAAAATGAAACTCAGAGTGTATCACGCAAAACTTGTTAACGGTGAAGATATTCTAGGATATTATGACGGTGAAATGGGTGACTCAGGTCATCGGTTTTATGACCCGATGGTTATCGAGGAAAGAACAAACCCGAACACGGGAAACGCCGTCATGGTATTAAATCAATACGCACCTTACGGAGTTAGGGAAGAAATTCTTCTTCCCGCTTTGCATGTGCTGTTTGTAACACCTGTTTCGGAAGAATACGAGAATTATTATCGCATTTCTAAAACATACAACAAAAAGTATATCTATCCTGCTCAACTGAAAGAGATGAAAAAAGTGACTGAAGCGATGGAAGAAGTGCTATTTAATAAAGAATCTAAAACTAAATTAGTTAGAATCAGAGCACCTAAGAGTTCTAATTCATCATTTCATTAACCACATAGTGATTATACAGGAGCCCTACATCATGTCAACCAAAAAACGTGTCAGAAATCATTATGTCAATAACAAACTGTTGCTCGAAGAAATGATCAAGTATCGTGAAAAGGTTTTGGCGTCAAAAGAAAACGGCACCCAGAAACCTCAGATTACAAACTTCATCGGTCAATGTTTGATGTTGATTGCTCAACGTGTTTCACACAAACCGAACTTCTCAAACTACTCCTATAGAGAAGAAATGATTTCTGATGGGATTGAAAATTGCATCATGTATATTGACAACTTCGATCCTGCGAAATCTTCTAATCCGTTTGCATACTTTACTCAAATCATACATTTTGCGTTCATTCGACGTATTCAAAAAGAAAAGAAACAACAATACATCAAGATCAAAAACATGCAAAATAGTTTTGTATTCAGTGAGTTGCAAGATTCACTAGCACATGATAATGATGGTGGGGGTATGAACAGTAACTTCTTTGATAACGAAATCACTAGCGAGTTCGTGCGTTCATTCGAATCTAGTTTAGAGAAAAAGAAAACGGCAGCAGCAGCGAAGCAAGGTGTAGAGAAGTTCATGAACCCGGTTGACGAAACAGAATAACATGTTATGATGTGTCAAACTAGGTATAGGAGTTTCAATGAAAATTGCTTTAATAACAGACACTCACTGGGGTATCCGTGGGGACGTTGTGGCGTTCCACGATTATTTCAAGCGATCTGTTGACGAGTTCTTCCTTCCGGAACTCAGAAAAAGAAATATTAAACAAATTGTGCATTTGGGTGACTTGGTTGATCGTCGTAAGTTCATCAACTATATGACCGCCCATAGGTTGCGTAAAGATTTCCTAGAGCCTGTCAACAACGAATTTCAGTTGGACATTATCATCGGGAATCATGACACTTACTATAAAAACACGAATGAACTAAACGCCTTGCGTGAAATCGTCATGGGTAAGTATAACAACATCAACGTTTACAGTAATTCCCATGTGAGAGATTTTGATGGTGTTGAGGTGCTGTATGTTCCGTGGATTTGTGACGATAACTCTAAGCAAACAATCGAAATGATTGAAGCAACCAATGCACAGATATGCTTTGGTCACCTCGAACTTACAGGTTTCGAAATGTATAAAGGTCATATGTCCGACCATGGTCATGGGCATGAACTGTTCGATAAGTTTGACGTTGTTTGCAGTGGTCATTATCATCACAAATCTGATAACAAAAACATCCATTACCTCGGTGCGTTTGCAGAGTTTACATGGACAGATTATGACGACCCTAGAGGGTTCCATGTATTCGACACTGAAACCCGTGAACTAGAGTTCATTCAAAATCCTTTCAAAATGTTTTTGAAGATATGGTATGACGATATAAACAAAAACATTGACGAAGTAATACTACATAATCACGATGTAAAGGGTAAAATCGTCAAAATCATTGTGAAGAACAAAACAAACCCATATTGGTTTGACTTGTTCATCGACAAAATTGAAAACAATGCTCCGATGGACATGCAGGTAATTGAAGATAACTTGCAATTAGATTTGGAGAATGATGACGTTGTTAGTGAAGCAGAAGATACGATTTCTATTTTCAAAAACTACATTGGTCAACTCAATTTAGAGGGAACCAAGAAAGAAAAACTTGAAAAGACAATCGTTGAACTATATCAAGAGGCAATCGCTATTCTATGATTTTATTCAAAAAAATACGATGGAAGAATCTGTTATCAACAGGTAACATCTTTACTGAACTAGACCTTCTAGAAAACAAAACAACTCTTATTGTCGGTGAAAACGGCGCAGGTAAATCAACTATTCTTGATGCTCTGTCTTTCGGTTTGTTCAATAAACCTTTTCGGAAGGTCAATAAACCTCAACTGTTGAACAGCATCACGAAGAAGGATTTGGTTGTCGAGATTGAATTTCAAATCAATCAAAACAACTACAAAGTTGTTCGCGGCATCAAACCTAACATCTTTGAATTGTATCGTGATGGTAAACTGCTCAATCAAGACGCTGCAGCACGCGACTATCAAGAAGTTCTAGAAAAACAAATTCTGAAAATCAACCACAAGTCATTCTGTCAAGTGGTTGTTCTTGGTTCGGCGTCATTTGTTCCGTTCATGCAGTTGCCTGCACAATCACGTAGAGAAATAATTGAGGATCTCCTAGACCTTCAAATTTTCACATCTATGAATTTGTTGTTAAAGGAAAAGGTATTGACCAATTCGACCGCAATCAAGGATTGTGAAAGCGACAAAAAGATTCTTAAAGCAAAACTTGATTTCTTTCAGAAACATCTTGAAAGTGTGCAGACGAATAATGTTCTGCTGATTGAAGAAAAGCAAAGCAAGATTGATTCTACTGGCAAATTAATTGACGATGCAAATGTAGAGATTGATGAAATAATCTCCGCAAGCGATGCATTGAAAGAAAAATTGTCTGATCAACACACAATGAAAGCAAGGTTGCAAAAACTAGATCAACTGAAAACGCAACTCAAATCAAAGATTGACAATGCGTCAAAAACTATCAACTTCTTCCATGACAATGATAATTGCCCCACATGCAAGCAAGGTATTGATCATGACTTTAAAACTGAAACGATCAAAACCAAAAGCACACAAATCACCGAAGTTGAAAATGGGTTGAACAAACTAGAAGAAGAACGTTTAAAAGTCCTGAACAAATTAGAAGAATACAGTAAGATAAATAATGATCTTCATGACTTGAATTTGAAACTTTCGCAACTAAATACTAAGATCTCTGGTTGGAATGATAATATCCGTGAATGGACGAAAGAAATCAAATCAATTCAAGAGAAATCTCAAACATCACAAAACGTCCAAGACATCGAACAAATCAAAAAAGATTTGAAAGACATTGAAATCAACTTCAATGAACTGCATGATGAAAAGGTTGTATTAGCGACTGCTGCATCAATTCTAAAAGATGGCGGCATCAAAGCAAAGATAATCAAACAATATATTCCGATCATCAATAAGTTCATTAATAAGTATTTGACTTCGATGGATTTCTTTGTTAACTTCGAATTGAATGAACAATTTGACGAAACAATCAAATCTAGATTCCGTGACGAGTTCAGTTATGCATCGTTCTCAGAAGGTGAAAAGATGCGTATCAACCTTGCGATTCTATTTACTTGGAGAGCAATCTCTAAACTTCGCAATTCGATCAACACGAATCTGCTCATTATGGATGAAGTGTTTGACAGTTCACTTGACAGTAATGGGACCGATGAATTTTTCAAGATCCTGCAATCACTAACTGCAGACACTAATACGTTCATCATCAGTCACAAAACTGATCAGTTGTATGACAAGTTTGAGAAAGTCGTTAAGTTCGAAAAACATAAAAACTTCTCTAAAATGGCAGCGTAAGGAGTAACCCATGGAATACGGAATAAAACTAGGTGATGGATCTTGGATGCAATTTCTCAGTGAATATCACAACAACAAAAAGGCGTTGACTTTCAGATCGCATGAAGAAGCGGAAATATACGCACAGAATATTGAATTGAGAAACTTTGTTATTGAGGCATATGATGATTCTAAATCTTCTGCAAGAAAGTGATCCTAGGTTGAAAGAAGGGGCAACGATCAAATTTGACGTTGCCAATCCTCCGATTAATCAAATTGATTGGAAACCGATTGACCCTGTAAAACTCGCAATTGATCTGACAGAAACAATGCTAAATGGCAATGGTATGGGGTTGTCAGCGCCTCAGGTTGGTATTCCGTTCAATGTTTTCGTCATCAAATCAAATCCTGTGATCGCAGTTTTTAATCCTAAAATCGTTGACAAAAGCACAGAACAAATTTATCTTGAAGAAACGTCCTTGACAACTCCAGGATTATCTGTTAAAATCAAACGACCTAAGAAAATCAAAGTTCGTTACACTATGCCCAATGGTGAAACAGTGACTGAAATTTATGATGGATTGACTTCTCGTATTTTCCAGCATCAAATGGATTATCTTGAAGGTGTGCTGTTTACGCAACGTGCGTCACTTTATCACAGAGAAAAAGCGTTTAAAGATCAGAAAAAACTTTTAACTTCGCTAAATAAACCGAAACCTCAACTAATACTTAATAACAATGCCCATGTAGGAGGAAAACCATGGCAAGATACGTCTCAACAAAAACCTATAAGCAAATTGGTCCTGTAGCATACCGCCAATGGCGTGCTGACAGTCATTGTAACCTGATCCACGGTTATGCACTTTCATTCCATTTAGAATTTGAATCTGATACACTCGATGCCCGCAATTGGGTGGTCGACTTCGGAGGATTGAGACCACTCAAGGGTATGCTTGAAGATTGGTTTGACCATACACTTCTAGTTGCAGAAGATGATCCAAAGAAAGAAGATTTACTCGAACTAGGCAAGAAAGGTCTTGCGAAAATCACACTAGTTGAAAAGACAGGGTGTGAAGGTATCGCAGATTTCCTATATGACTACATCAATGAACAGTTCCTTCCCACCTATGGTTGGGGTGGCAGAGTTTGGTGTTGCAAAGTCGAAGTTCGTGAAACTGATGCAAATATGGCAATGAGAGTGGGTCACCGCGGTGAGTAAAATTAAAGTATCGGAGCTATTTTATTCTCTCCAAGGTGAAGGAAAATACATCGGTGTCCCATCAATTTTTCTCCGCACTTTCGGATGTAATTTCACATGCGATGGATTTGGAATGCGCCGATTTGAAAAGAGTGTTGAGAGATTCAACGTCAATCCTGACAACTACAGCGATTACAAGCAACTACCTCTCGTCAATACAGGATGCGACTCGTATGCATCATGGGACCCGAGATTCAAACACCTTTCCCCTATGCTCACTGTCGAAGCAATCGTGGACGAAATGCAGCGGTTACTCCCGGACAACAAGTTCGGTCGTGACCAGCACCTCATCATCACTGGCGGCGAACCCCTACTTGGGTGGCAAAAATCTTTCCCGTCTCTCATTGACGAAATCATCAACCGAAAGATGGGTCTCACTGACATTACCTTTGAAACTAATGGAACCCAGACATTACATTCTGACTTCCATGAATACTTGACAAACCTTTCAGATCATGTTAAAGTAACATGGTCGGTATCTGCTAAGTTGACAGTTTCTGGTGAAGCATGGAATGAGGCAATCAAACCTGCTGTTGTCAGTAACTACATGACTGTCCGCAAAAGCGATACCTATTTGAAATTTGTTGTTGCCAATATTGATGACATTAACGACGTGCATCAGGCAGTAGCAGAATACAAAGATTACGGTGTCGATGTGCCTGTTTATTTGATGCCTGTTGGCGGAACAAACAACACTTACATTATGAACGAGCGTGCAGTTGCAGATTTCTGCAGAGACAATGGATTCAGATTCAGTCCTCGCATTCAAGTGCCGCTCTACAAAAACGCATGGGGAACCTAGAATGATTTCTAAAGTTATCAAAGATCGTATCGAAACTTCTGGCGGACGCTACTTTGCGTCTGACAACATTTCACAGTATATTAATCCAGAAGAACATGATATGTTGATCGCGGAGTTGACTGATAAGTTCAATAGTGTTCTGGATTCATTGATTATTGATCGTGCAAAGGATCCGAACTCACAAGGGACCGGTAAACGTCTAGCAAAGATGTATGTCAACGAAATCATGGCGGGTCGATATGAACCGCAACCTGATGTTGCAGCATTTCCTAACGATGGTTACAACAAATATACAGGTATGCTTGTTGTTCGTTCTGAAATTAAATCTCTTTGTTCACATCATCACCAACCTGTCAAGGGTGTTGCATATATCGGAGTCATTCCAGGTGAAAAAGTCATCGGTTTGTCTAAATACAGTAGAATCGCACAATGGTGTGCAAGACGAGGAACCTTGCAGGAAGAACTGTGCAACGAAGTCGCCAACCAAATTCGTAAAGCAACTAGCAGTGATGACATTGGTGTTTATATCGCTGCTACTCATGGATGCTGCGAAAATCGCGGTATTATGGCACACTCTTCATTGACGCAAACGACTGTATTACATGGTGCGTTCCATCAACCTGATGTGAAAAAAGAATTCTTCGATTCTATAAAACTACAAGAAATGCATATCAAGTAATTTTATACCAGTCGATATATTTTTCACTGTTTACTTTTTTACTGACTGAAGCTATTGAACATTTCAAATGTGTTGAAGCTTCAGTCAGTGATGTAAAAATTCCGTGAGGTGTGTTTATTTTTCTTGCGGTATTTTTACCCACATTAGTATTGTCTCTTTTGCAAGCAGCAATTTTCAGGTTTAATATTTGAGCAGGTGTCCTTTTTTTGCCTCTGTTTTTTGAAACTCTTTTTTCTATAGTTTCTTTAGATTGTTTAGTTCCTATAGCGCCGCCATCTAATGCAGTTTCAATTATTTCATTTGCCCATGTTTTTGATTTCACAATATCATTCTCAATAGAGAAATTTATTGCAAAACCACTTGCTTCAACAATACCGTCAAAATAAAAAACTTGACAATTAACAGGATATGAATTATGTTTTTTCAGATGATTCTTCCAATGTCTTCCAGATCCTTTATATTTGAGAGGATCTCTTATTGTTTTTCCGAAATATTTCAGATTACAATGAGAACATTGTTTGATATAAAGATAAATAGTCATGCTGACCTCCTATATAGGTTAGAGTCGGTGGGACTGGTACTCCGTGATCGACGTTTTATTTATGATGGGTGGTAGTTTAGTAATGGTAGATAATCACAAAAAACTTGACTATGTGATCTCGGCATGTGGAATGATGGGTGTGTTTACTCCTGATCACAATGCTAGTTGGTTTCCTGTTTACAAAGAAGCGACCGTGTCTCTGATGCGGTCGTTGAAATCAAGTATCGCAGAAACATGTGTTAATACTGAACCGCTTGTTTCTGTTCTATACAATGCATATACAGAAAAGAATCATGTCAGTGAATTTCAACGTCTGAATAACCTGAGTGCAGATTCTGTATATGCGGATTCGGGTGGGTTGCAGATTGTCACAGCAGGCAAATCAATCACACCTGAAATGAAGAATGAGATCTATAAAACGCAAACGTATTCTGATTATGCGATGTGCTTTGACGTTATTCCGCTGTCGTCTGTGTCATTGACCAGAACACGCAATGAGCGTTCTAATATCGGGAACAAAATTTTCCACAGTGAACGTCTCGGTGAAAGTGCATATGCGACGGGGGAGAACGTCAAAACGCAAGCGACTTATTTCAGAAAAGGTAGCGCAAAAACTAAAGTGATCATCATCGTTCAAGGTAATTCAGCAGACGATATGGTTGAGTTTTTTAAAGGTGTAACTGCAAGATTGGAGCCCGAGGACTATGAAAACATCGGAGGCATGGCTATCGCTGATACCTGCATCGGCAACGGAGAATTGGAATCAATTGAAATGCTCCGTGCAGCAAAACGAATTTCTGAGTTCTGTCATCCGAACATACGGAGACACCTCCACGTTCTTGGTGTTGGTTCTATTAGCAGAATGCGACCTATTCTATACCTATTGAAATCAGGGTATCTGAATAAGTTTGAACGTGTATCGTATGACTCGAGTTCACACACTTCGACTTTCCAGTATGGATTGTTGAAACTCAATGGCACATGCAAATCTATCGGTTCGTATAGAACACCTGCTGTTGACAAACATTTCCGTAACGTGTATAATCTTTTCAATGAAACGTTTTCTCCGTTGGTGACAGAAGATCGTTGGATGGAATTGGTATTTGGCGACGGCACGGGTGATTGGAAATTCTCTACAGTCAAAAATAGATTGTTGACCAATCCCAATGCAAACGAAATTGCAGCGGGTATGTTGTGCAACGCAGCACATACTTATTTCCAAATCCACAACTTCGTCACTAATCTCGACAAAGTATCAGGGCACCAATTGGGTGCAGTTAAGAATTCTGATCTGAGTGAGATTGCGACAAATCGTCTACTAGGTGTCACCAATGAGGATCAAATGGATGAATGGTTGAGTAACAACCGAACATTGATCAGGTCAAAACGTATCAGTAGAGATGAAAATATGATTAGTATTGAGGACTTTTTTGCATGAATAAAATTGAAGAAATCGCGTCTAAACACCTGGGCAAAGCAGGTGACGGATCAGTTGTCAAACCTTATGTCACACCAGATCAAGTTGACGCATCGCTATTGGTTGCAATTCCGCGCCAGTTAAACAGAACGCATTACGCTATTGATAGTGAAACGCAAATGTTTGGATATGACACATGGAACGCATATGAAGTGTCTTTCCTGCTCGACAATGGTTTCCCAGTAAACTGTGTTGCTAAAATAATTTACAGTTCGGATTCAGAATTTATCGTTGAATCTAAGTCACTAAAGTTGTATCTCAACTCATATAACATGCAGAAAATGGGTGCGACTTTTGTTGACGCATACAATAATGCCACAAGTCAAATGCATGAAGATTTGAGTAATGCACTAGGAACAACTGTATCAGTTGACCTGTTTATTGAACAAGATCTCAACACGTTAGTGCCTCACAGCGCATTCCGTGGAACGTATCCGTTGCTCGAGGATATTGTTGATGTTGACAATATGACATTTCCGTGGTATAATGAAAATCCTGACATTTTGCAAGTCGATGATGAAAACAAAAATGTCATTATGAACTTCAAATCTGTTTCACTGCGTTCTAATTGCCGTGTAACAAATCAACCTGACTGGGGTGATGTTTACGTTTCTATCGAAGGTGACAATCTGCCGACATACGAATCTATGTTGCAGTATATTGTTTCTATGAGAAAGGAAAATCATTTCCATGAAGAAATTTGTGAATGTATCTACAAACGTCTACTCGATAAATTCCAACCACGTAAACTTCTAGTCGGTTGTCTGTATACTAGACGCGGTGGTATTGATATTAACCCAGTTCGTGCAACTGATATTGACACATTAATCAATCATTCGTATGCACTGATGACTCCTGGAATCCTAGTCAACAAAACAATGAGACAATAATATGAATCTTAGTGTAGCTCTATATAATCTCCCTCAAACAGATAAAAAGGTTCTTGCCGTCCTTTCGGGCGGTTTGGATTCGTCAGTCATGACGATGTTGCTTGTGCAAAAGTATGGCAAAGAAAATGTTGTTGCTCTGTCATACGACTACGGGCAGAAACAAAAAGAAGAACTGCAACGCGCTAAAGTCCTGTGTGGAATCCTCGGCGTCAGTCATAAAATTCTTGATCTCAACATCCTCGGTGAAATCGCAAAACCTATCTCCGCGAATATCGGCGGGACTGATGTTGCGATGCCTACAATTAAAGACGTTCTAGGTGATCCGCAACCTAAGACGTATGTTCCTTTCCGTAACATGATTTTGTTGTCTTTGACTATGGCACAGGCAGAAGCATCAGACGCTTCACATGTGTTCACAGGTTTACAAGTTCATGATGAATATGGTTATTGGGACACGACACAGAAATTTGTCGATAGTATGAATGCTGTTGCTGCACAGAACAGAACACACAAAGTTACTATCTTGGCGCCGTTTTCGATGCTATCAAAATATCATGAGATTGAGATATGCAAAGAACTTGACAAAGTGCATTTGTTGAAATATACTTTGACTTGTTACGATCCTGATCTGCGAGGACGCTCTTGTGGCAAATGTCCTTCATGTGCTGAGCGTATTCAGAATTTCATGAAGGCAGGAATTGCAGACCCGATTGAGTATCAAACACATATTCCTTGGAAATGATTGGAGTTAATATGCTACAAAATATCAATAGAACATTGGTCGCGCAACTTTTAGCGTTCCATGTGTTGATCATCGCTACCTCTAACTATCTTGTGCAGTTTCCTGTAACAGTTGCAGGCATCTCGTTCACTTGGGCAATGTTTACATTCCCGTTAGTTATCCTTGCAACTGATCTCACAGTTCGACTTTCAAACAAATACAATGCGAGATGGATCGTAGGACTTGCCTACATTCCTGCAATCATAATCAGCACATTGTTGGCGGATTGGCGTATCGGTGTCGCGTCAGGCACTGCATATCTTATCAGTCAATTGCTTGACGTTTCAGTGTTCAACCGTATTCGTGAAGCGTTCAAAACTTGGTGGTATGCACCTGTGCTTGCGACGTTTGTTTCTAATATTATTGACACTTACACATTCTTCGGTGTTGCGTTCTATAATTCTGCAGACCCGTTCATGGCAGAAAATTGGTTCCATATCGCAAGCGTTGATCTAGTATTCAAGATGATCGTCAGTTACCTTGTTATCATACCTCTGTATGGCATCGTGCTTAAGTATGCACTAGGAAAGGTTCAAGATTAATGTGTTCAATTATCGGTTCATTCGATAAGGACAAGGTGATTGCCCTCTGTGAGTTAAATACCTACAGAGGGCAACATTCACATTCTATCTCTTATGCATCTGTAGATGGTGTGTATTACACACAAAAGAATTTTGGTCCTATCAACTATGATGCGATTGACAACGATGATGGCGACTACATCATAGTTCATATGCAAGCGCCGACAACTGACAATAAAAATGCCGATTGCATCCATCCCGCGATCTTTCGAGATTCAGGTGATTTGCTATGGCATAATGGAATCATCAAAGAAAAAGAAGTTGAACGTCTGCGTGAAAAATATCAGTTAACCCCAACTTGGGACACATATATACTACTGCATCACCTGACAATAGGTGGTTCGCTAAGCGATATTGACGGGACGTTCTCTTGTTTGTGGTATGATAATTCTAGCAATTATGGTCGTTATGGGTTGAAACTATTTCGTAATGAAATCAGTCCTATGTTCATAGACTCTAAAAGCAATATTTCTTCCACAAAATTTGAAGGCTCTGTCCCGACCGAACCCAATACTGTGTTCGGGTTCGACCCGTTCAAGAATGCATTACACCCGCATTTCACATTTGATACAAAAGAAAACCCTTATTATTTTGGTGAGTAATGAAATATAAGTTTGACGAAGATGAATACTTAAAAGAAATCAAAGAATATGTTGACAAAACCTATGGACAACATTATTCTGGCAAGTATCAAGCAACTGACATGATTATTGACGCCGGACACGGAACAGGTTTTAATGTCGGCAATATTATGAAGTATGCGAAACGTTACGGCAAAAAGGATGGGCAATCAAGAAAGGACTTGATGAAAATCATTCACTATGCTATAATACAACTACATGTGCATGACTCAGAACATGCACCCGAACAAACTATCTCTAAAGAATTTTTAATTGAAGGAAATAATAATGGCCATTGAAATTAAAGTCCCGGTTGAAGAACTTCGTAAACGTAAACTCTTCTTGGCGACACCTATGTATGGCGGACAGTGTGCGGGTATGTTTGCTCGTTCTGTTGCCGATCTGACTGCATTATGCACCCATTACGGCATTGGTTTGCAGATGTATTTTCTATTCAACGAGTCGCTGATTACCCGCGCTCGTAACTATTGCTGTGACGAATTTGTCCGCAGCGACGCAACTCACCTCATGTTTATCGACTCAGACATCGGGTTCAACCCACAAGACGTTATTGCAATGCTTGCGCTTGCAGATGACGAATCGCCTTATGACATTATTTCAGGTCCTTACCCTAAGAAGTGTATTTCATGGGAAAAGGTCAAACTCGCAGTTGACAAAGGTTTCGCTGACGAAGATCCTAACAACCTAGAAAAGTTCGTCGGTGACTATGTGTTCAACCCGAAGTCGGGTGCAGGTGCTATTCCTATCGGTGAACCCGTTGAAGTCATGGAATCAGGCACTGGGTTCATGATGATCCGCAAGAACACGCTGATCAAGTTTGCCGAAGCATTCCCACAATATAACTATCGTCCTGACCATGTCCGCACGGAACACTTTGATGGCACCCGCGAGATCATGCAATACTTCCAAGCAGAGATCGACCCAAAGTCGAAGCGTTACCTGTCTGAGGACTATTGGTTCTGTCAGAAGGTTCAAGACATCGGACTCCGCAATTGGCTCTGCCCGTGGATCAAACTGCAGCATGTCGGAACGTATATATTCGGCGGTTCGCTTGCGGATTTGGCAATGGTCTC